GCATTAGATTTGTTCCACGTAACATGAACTATTATAGGTAATTAGATGCCTAGTAAATTTGCATCAGGCAAACACGCAATAGCGGAATGTGACCGTTGTGGTCAACGCTATAAATTAAAAGAGCTTAAAAAACAAACAATAAAAACAAAGCTCTACAATATTAAAGTATGCCCAAGTTGCTGGGACCCAGATCATCCACAACTACAATTAGGTCTTTACCCTGTTAATGATCCACAGGCAGTTAGAGAACCAAGACCTGATGTATCATATTACCAATCAGGAAATAGTGGAGTTTTAACTAATCCTTCAGCAGGAACTAGTGTTGCTGGTTATGGTACTCCAGAAGGTGGTAGTAGAGTATTTCAATGGGGATGGGCTCCAGTAGGTGGAGCAAGATTATTTGATACAGTTCTTACACCTAATGACTTAATTGGACTTAGTGCTGTAGGAAGTGTTACAATAACAACAACTTAAATTAGGAGAAGTAAAATGGGTTTTAAATCAGGTGCTCAAGGCATTAACAAGACAGGTAAAACCAAAGGTAAAAACTTAGGTGATACAGGTCCTAACGTAGGTATTGAATCTGGTAAAGGTTCTAAAGGTGCATCAACAGTTACTGGCCAAGCTATGAGAGCTGTAGGTCGTAATCTAGCTCGTGCTAACAATCAAAAAAAGGGTAGATAATTATGGAAAAGAAAGTTAATCCAACTCCAGCAGGAGAGTATCCATTAGGTCACGCTAAAGAAAATAAAGACGCTAGTGCGTATACAGGTTTTGTATATCCATCAGGTGGTGGTGATGATATTGGAGTTTACAAACAACCACAAGATATCCAAGTCCCTAGTGAGATTTATGAACAAGGCACTAACACAAATCAAATGAATGTTTCTGCTGGCAATGCATCTAAAAATGCTTTCGCTCCAGAAAATAGATTTGGTCAAAAAGAAATGCGTGGATATGGTGCTGCAACTAAAGGTCGTAAAACTAGCGGTAAACAAGGATAATTCTAGTGAATTATTTAGAACTATACCAAGCAATTCAAGACTATAGCGAGAATACTGAGGCATTATTTGTCCAGAATATTCCTCGCTTTGTTCAAGAAGCTGAAGATAGAATTTATAATGCTGTTCAAATACCTGCATTACGTAAAAACGTATTAGGTAATATGACATCTGGNAATCAATATTTATCAGTGCCTACAGATTATTTATCTACGTTTTCTATTGCTGTTATAGACTCTACAGGTACTTATAGCTATCTTTTAAATAAAGATGTTAACTTTATTAGAGAAGCCTATCCAAGTCCTACATCACAAGGAGTACCCCAATACTATGCATTGTTTGGTACTCAATATAGTGATTTAAATTCATTATCCTTTATACTAGGACCAACACCTGATAGTAGTTATTCAACAGAATTACACTATTTTTACTACCCAGTTAGTATTGTACAAGGTGTTATTAGTGCTTTTGGTAGTATTACTGCAGGTTCTGGTTATGTAGCAGGATCATATGAAAATGTTCCTATGACTGGTGGTAATGGTACAGGTGCCATAGCTACAGTTGTAGTAGGTTCTACAGGAACAGTAACTTCAGTAACTGTAGTTAATGGCGGTTCAAGTTATGTAGTTGGAGATGTATTATCTGTAAGTCCATCATATCTAGGTAATTCAGGTTCTAACTTTTCAGTTCCTGTAAATGCAATCAATAATCCTACAGGTACTTCATGGCTAGGTAATAATTATGATCCTGTATTATTTTATGGTGCTATGCGTGAAGCTATGCTTTTCATGAAAGGCGAACAAGATTTAGTTACCTATTATGAACAAAAGTATCAAGAAGCTTTAGCACAACTTAAACGTCTTGGTGATGGTCTTGAACGTGGTGATGCATACCGTGAAGGTCAAACTAAACTTAAATATAATAATCTATAATGTCAATTATTCAAACGCAAACAACTACGTTTAAAGTTAATTTAGCTAGTGGAGCAGAAAACTTTAGTTCAACATCTACTAATGTTTATAAAATTGCTTTATACAATGGTAACGCTAGTTTAGATAGTACAACCACTGCATATACTTCTACTAATGAAGTTACAGGTACAGGATATACTGCAGGCGGACAAGTTTTAACAATAGTTCCTGTTGTAGGTGATACAACAAACAATACTGCCTTTTGGTCTTTTAATAATGTAACTTGGTCTCCTGCAAGTTTTACAACATCAGGAGCTTTGATATATAATAGCGGCACAGGAGCATCCGTTGCTGTATTAAATTTTGGTAGTTCTAAAACAGCACTAAATACATTTACAATAACATTTCCAACAGCAACATCATCATCTGCTGTTCTTCGTATAAGTTAAGGAGTAATTATGATTAGAGAAAAACAAGGCTCAGGTGATCACGCTATAGCCACATTAAATACCAGTGGAGTGACGAATGAATCATTTGGTATTGAAGGAAGATACCATGTTATTTGCCGTGATAAAGATGGCAATTTAAAATGGGAAGAACAATTTGATAACCAAGTAGTGCAAGTAGGTAAGATTTTAATGCTTAATACCTTACTTTATACTGCATCTGGATATACTTTAGTAGGTCCATACTTAGGTTTAGTATCTGGTTCTTCAAATACATTCTCACCTACAGACACTATGACATCTCACACTGGATGGACAGAATTTACTAACTACACAGTAGGTGGTTCAGCAGTGCGTGGTACAGCTGTATTTGCAACAGCAACTGGCAATAACAACACTACACCAGGTTCAAACATTGTAACCCTATCTGCAACTGCTATTACATACACCATTACTGGTGCTGGTGGTACAGTAGGTGGATGTTTCTTAGTTACAGGAACAGGCGCAGTTAATACACAATCATCTACCACAGGTACTTTATATAGTGCTGGTGCATTTGGTACACCTAAAGCTACAACAGTAGGAGACACAGTAGCAGTCACATACTCCACAACTGCAACAAGTTAAGGAGCTTAAATGGCTCTTCAAATAGCAGACAGAGTCCAGGTAACCGCTACAGCTAACACCACAGTAAGTTTTACTCTTGGTTCAGCTGTAACGGGTTATCAATCATTTGCTACTGCTGGTATCACCAACGGTAACACTGTATTTTATGGATCATCAGACGGTACTAACTGGGAAGTTGGTATTGGTATTTACTCGTCTACAGGTCCTACCCTAACTCGTTCTACAATATTATCCTCAAGTAACTCTGGTTCAGCAGTATCCACATTTGGTTCTTCAGTAAATGTATGGATTGATTATCCATCAGCTCAAGCAGTTTATAACGACCCTATCAATGGTGTTGTAACACCTTCTACCTCAATATTTAATAATAATATAGTAGACAAACAACTCTACTTACAGGGTGGGAATAATTTATTAGTTCAATCACAGACATTCAGTAATGCTTCATGGACTAAACAATACTCATCTGTGTCAGGTTCTATTACAGCACCTGATGGCACATCTACTGCAACTCAATTAATACAAGATACAACAGCTTCTGTTTTTCATAGATTATATATTGTAGCTCAAGTAGTAATAGGCACTACTTACACATTCTCAGTCTATGTAAAAGCAAATACAATGAACTTTGTTCAACTAAACCTTAATACAGCGTTTGGTTTTTATAATAGCTTTGATGTATCAACAGGAACAATTGGAACAGGCAATGGTTCAAGTCCCACTATGAAATCAGTAGGTAATGGTTGGTATAGATGCACAATTACAGGAACTGCAACATCTACAGGTAATGGTGAATGTAATATAGTATTAGTTTTAAATAATACATCAGGTGGTTTCCCAACCTATAATGGTGATGGAACTTCAGGATTGTATATATGGGGTGCTCAAATAGAAGCAGGAACTCAAGCATCATCTTACACACCCACAACCACAGCAGCAATAACCACCACTAACAACATCTCTGTTCCTAGTGGCTCTGTAGCAATTGGCGGAACAACTAACTCTACATCTAACACTACAGGTGCTTTAACAGTAGTGGGTGGTATTGGATCATCTAGCAATATCTATTCATCAGGTGGTGCTACATCATCTGCATCACCAACCACAGGTGGTATTTGGGCTTATCAACCTTATCCAGCATTTGCAGGCGGTTTCTTAAACAGCCCTGTTGTAGGATTTACAGCTTCAGCATGGAACAGTGCTTCAGGTGCAGTAGCATCACAAGCATACATGCAATTAAACGCTTTAACATATAATGTTAATCCACCTACTGCTAAATTAAGTTTCTATATAGGCGCTAACGGTGCATCTCCTACAGAGAAGATGTATTTATCTAGTGCTGGTGCTTTAACTACAACTGCTGACTCTACATTTAACACAGTTAAGGTTGGATTGGGTGGGGGAAATGTAAGCACGAATATGGCTGTTGGCTACCAAGCACTAAATGCAACAGCAACAGGTGGAAATAATACAGGATTAGGTTATCAAGTTCTTGCATCTTTAACAGGTGGCGTATCAAATGTTGCTATTGGTTCATCTGCATTATTAAGTAACAATAATGGCAATCAAAACATTGGTATTGGTCAAGCTACATTATATGCAAATACTTCAGGCAATCAAAATACAGGTGTTGGACATAATGCGTTTAGATTAAATATATCAGGTAGTAATAATATTGCTATTGGATATAACTCACTTTGGTATAATACAACAGCAAGTGCTAATACTGCGGTAGGTTGGCAATCTCTTTATAACAATACCATAACAGGAAATTTAACTGCAATTGGTTATGGTTCTCTACAAAACAACACTACCAATGTAGCAACACTAGGCACTATCACAGGTGGCACAGGATACACT